TAAAAGAAGTACCACCACGAGATAAATATATGGTATGGATGTCTGCTCTTTTGATTTATACATCCAACCAAAAAAAACATGGTTATTCACCTCCACTTAAAAAAAAAAATAAAATCTTATGTTGATTTGAAATTAAAATTATCTGATGTGCCTTTTTACGCGATTGACAAACACGTAATTAAATCTGGACCACAATCCACCACCACATTTTTCGCCAAATATAGTACAAAAGTAATAAATGAAGATAAAACGCGAATCGATATAGAACATAAAACGATTTATTTACGTGAATGAGGTGCTCTCTGAAAATAAAAAAATTCCAAAATAAATTTTGATTTTAAATTTTGATTTTAAATTAATATGTAATTTAACATTTATAAATTTTGTAATTTAACTTTATAAATGTCAAATTATCGTGACAAAACACATCAACGCCTTTGTAAAATAATTGAAAAACGAGAAAAAATACGGAAAAAAATGCAAAACTTATTGGATATTATGAAAACAGAACATGTTCGTTATTTAATGGAAAAAAAATTATACAATGAAACGAAAATTTGGTATAAAATATATGAATTCGTTCCAACAGAAATGGCTCATGATTATTTTTATACAATACACAGAATATTTGGACATGCCAAACCCATTTCAAAAAAATTATATAAAATGAATGAACGTTTAACCATTTTATATAAACTGCTCCATAACTCTATTTTCCTATCAAACGATTTAATAAATCATGTATTTAGTTATCTAAATATCTGTAAACCATCAATTTATAAAACTTTGGATAAAAAAATATTTGAAACCTTTGACAAAGAAAATTGGGGATGGAAATGGTCATATCCTTCCTGTATAATGGGAAACAGGGTGACGTTTCATACAAGTGCTTTAGGATATCCCAGTTATGTAAACAAATTTAATTATTCACCTTCACCTGGTGGAAGTGATACATTTCGTAAATTCAAAGCAATCGTAAATAAGAAATTCGAATGTTTTGAACCAACAAAACAAAATAATCAATTCACAAAAGAAATTTTAAATGATTTAAATTTACACAATTAATGTGTCTTCAATAATAAAAAGTGGCTCTCTTTTTATAATATTTTTTTCCCAATTCATTAAATATTTTTTTTAATTCCAAATTAATTTGTTTACCCCAATGTCCATTATAATCAATGGCAACTAACTGAGATTTTGGTAGTTTTTGATGTAGAAACCACGAATCATAAAAATCACACACAATGTCAATTCTCCCATGAACAAAATAACCACAAATTTTTTTTATTTTATGACATTTTTGTTCAATAAAATGTGGTTTGACAAAAAAATTATGCGCATAAAAATATGATTCATAAAATGCCAATTCATATTTATTTTTTTCTTTTGTTTTTTTCTGATTTGATTTGTTTGTATAAATAATTTTATCCTCAAAATCAAACCATGAATCAATAAATTTCTGATTTTTATTTTTTATGTGTTCAAAATAACGTTGACATATTTGTTTTTCCTCTGTGAATGTTGTGTTTGAAGATTCAACATTAACCATTTTGCAAAATTTTACCCATTCATCTGGATACATTATTTTTATGGATGTAGGCCATATTTTTTCATTTACAAAAAACATACCACTACATACCACATAGTTTTGTATATGATTTGGGTATTGTAAACAATATAAAATTGATAATGTCGCGCCCCATGAACCACCTGTAATAATAAATTTTTTTATGTTTAAGTATTGTCGTACTTTTTCAATATCTTCAATTAAATTTTTAGTGGTATTGTTTTTGATAACTAAATTTGGTTTTGATTTTCCACATCCCCGCTGATCAATCACAACTAAGTGAAAATATTTCAAGTCAAACTGTTTTGTAACAGAATTTGAATAAAATCCTCCTGGACCACCATGTATTTTGAAAATTGGAATACCTGTCTTATTTCCATATTGTTTTATATAAATATCATTTTCTTTATCGACGGATAAATAAAATGTGTGAAACGGTTTCTGTATTTTGTTTTGTGTTTTATGACTCATCTGATATTAAAAAAAGATATTTAAATTGCAAAATAATATTTTAAAAAACATCAAAGAAATTTGAATTAAAATTTAATTTTCAGTCACAATTATTTTATAATAAAAATAATGTCTGCAAGAAATTGTGGCATTTGTGGAACATATGTTGGCGAAGATGGAAGTTATTGTGTAAATGCGGATCATGACAAATGTTGGATTTATCTATGTCGAAGAGATTCCTGTTGTCAAACGGATTTTCATGAATGTGAAGATTGTTGGGATGAAAATTATGATTGTAAATGTAAGTGGGAATGTGTGTGCGAATGTCATGAAAAAAATTACGAATGCAATCGATGTTTGGAAGTTAATAAACTGAAAAAGGACTTAAAACGATTCAAGTTGTTGTTGCTGGCAAGTTTAACGAAACAAGGCGATCTCAGTTTCATTCAAAATCTAAACAAATATTTATGAAACCCCATGAACGTTTTTATTTTCATTTAAAAACAAAAAAGAATATAAAGATTCATTCCATAATTATCATAATAATAAACCATAAAATGAACATAACTTATTTAATTGATTTAATCGTACAATATAAAAATAAAGAATGGGATTGGGAAGGATTATCCGCCAACGAAACTATTTTATGCCAGGATATTGAAGACAACCATGATTTACCATGGGATTGGGGTGCCTTATCTTGGAATCCAAATGTAACAATTGGATTTATTTTGGATCACTGTAAAAAAAATTGGAATTGGAGTCAATTGACCGTTCATCCAAATATTACGCCTCAAATGATGTCTAAATTTTCTTTTTTACCATGGGATTGGTCAAAAATATCCGCGAATCCAAATGTATCCATTTCCACTATCAAAAAAATGCCTCATATAAAATGGGATTATTTTACCATCACAAACAGTAAATTTATTACCGTCGACGTTATTCGTCGATTTCACAAATATAATTGGAATTGGTATGAGGTTTCAATGAAACCTGGTCTAACCATTGAATTCATTGATCGATTTCCTGAAAAACCATGGAATTGGTATCAATTATCACTAAATGATTCTTTCACAATGAAAGATATTCTTCAAAATCACAAAAAACCATGGGATTGGTATGGTGTCACAGCAAATCCAAATACATTGATGAAACATGTGACACAAATGCCCTTAAAACAATGGGACTGGGAATATATTTCTATGAATTATCCAATTAATAATGATTTACATTTTTTGCTTCGATCCCAGGAAAAATTAAATTGGCATCGCATTATGGAAAATCGCTCTATTTCAATTGATTTTATTTTGCGACATCAAGAACTACCATGGTATATGGATTGGATTGTGTTACATCCATTATTTGATCAGAATAAATTGGAACTTATTAAAGCTGAATATACACATATTATTAACATTAGTTGGTTTTGGCTTTGCATGAACAAATTTATTCCACCAACATTAATTCATAAAAATAATGGGGAAGAAATCGATTGGGAACAATTGTCCGTGTCGACTTATTATTAGAATTAGCTTCTGACAATATGAAAAAACAAAGGAGAAAAAATTTGAAATAAAGATTATTAATTTATTTTTATTTTAAATTTATTTATGTGATTCGTTGGTTATGAAACACAATGAGTACTGACCAAAAAAATTTCAATCAATTTCTAAAAGCTGTTCGAGATGAAAATATCCCATTGATTCAACAAATGATTAAAAAAACAAAAATGAGTTGTCCAAATGAATCTATTATTAATTATGTACAAAAGTATTGTTTTTCTCATTTATACCACACATATAATCATAAAATTGCAAAAATATTAATACAAAATGGCGCAAAAATGCGATATGGAAATTATTATCATCCACCAGTACTCCTTATTTTATTGCGATTTCCCATGTTGGAAGAATTTATTTTTCAACATGTAATTAATAATTATCAAGAATTTATAGGAGAATTAATGTTATCAGAACAAGTTTATGATCATCAAATCAGTCTTCAACTTCATATCGACAGTCCCATAAAAATTCAAAAAAAAAAAAGAATATTGGAATTATGTGAATATGTTTATTTAGAAAAAAAAAATCCATATGGAAATATTCTTTTGTCAAAAAAACAAATGGTTATTATTTTACAAAACAAATTGAATGTTAACCATGAATTAACACAGTTATGTCTAAATTATTTAAGACCGGATTGCTGACTACGATGACATCTGATAACAATATCGATAAGTTCTTTGTCCCGATGTAACGTACGGCATACAGTTTTAGCAGCAAGTGTTTGAGCTCCAGGGTCCCAAATTTCTTTTGAGATCATTGATGGGTTTGGGCGTGGGTAATTGAGATAGTTGATGTTATTTATATACTCAAGCGCCTCTTTGTCTTTTTTGTATATTTGTTGGAGTTTTTCTAGCGTCGCACTCAGTAATTTCCACGCAATCACACCATAAATAACATTGTCTTCATCGTGCTTTGGTGATTTTCGCTCTCGATTTAGTGAATCACTGGCTTTCAGTAAGTCCTCAATAATATTCAACCTTGTGTGAAATTTCGTCATGGGTTTTTGATTCATAGTTCAAAAATTGTATTTGATAATAATTTTATATTGGTAAATATAATTATCAAATTTTTTTTTAGGGGGCAATCGATGGTGTCTATATTCATCATCTATTAACCAATTGGATCATTGTTGAATTATCGTTGAATCATTGTTGAATTATTGTTGAATTATTGTTGAATTTTATTTTTAATTTTGTGTGATTTTAGGTTGTGTATTGTTGAATTATTGTTGAATTTTATTTTTAGTTTTGTGTAATTTGCGGTTGTGTATTGTTAGGTTGCGGTTGTATATTTTTAGGTAGTGTTTTTTGCTTCAGAGAATTTGATTTATTAAGAAGTAATAAGTAGACATCATGATAGAGATCTTTTTGAATACGTTTTGTATTTTCAAGATGATAAATATAATTTTTATATTGTTCTCGTTGTGTCATGGTGAATTCTAATTCTAATATATTGAACCGTTGTTTTATAAATGAATTTCCCTTATCGATTATTTCGTTAATTATTTGTTTTTTATGTTTCATTTCCCAAGCTCCGTTCAAATATACAGAAACATAAGGATATTTTTTGTTGGTGATTTTGATATTATGATTTTCCGGATGTTTGACATCAAAATAAATTTTATTAAGAATTTGTTTTATGCCATCATACGGATTTTTTACATATACTTTTAACATATCATTTGTAACATAATCCAAATTTTCATGTCCAAAATTATTAATAATGATGGTTGTTGCATTATTGTTGTTGGCGGAAATTGCATTATTATTGGTATTACCATCTGTAATTTTTTTGATTATATGTTTATTTTTTATAGTTTCATCTTGTTGAAGGTATTTTTTTTTGCATTCGGAATTAGTTCGAATATGACGATAGAGATTGCTATTTTTTGTGTAAGTTTTAAAACATGCTTCACATATATATTTATCTTGTTGAATGATTCCTGTTTCATCATTTTCGTTCTTTTTTTTATTTGGTCCTCTAATTATTTCCAATGCTTTTTTTTTTGATATATACTTACCTCCATTATTTACACATTTTTTAGTTTTTAAATGCCTAACTATGTTTGATTTTAATGAACTTGAATAATCACATCTTGGACATTTTAAATGTGAGTTATTTTGAATTTGTGAATTATTATTTTTGGTTTTTAGACTGTTTTTTTTAATTTTTGTGGTATTTTTATTACTTGACAAAATTTCCTCTGTTTTTAACCGATCCAACATTTTATTTCTTATTTCTTCTGAAAACTGTTGATCCTTAATTTTTTCAATAGCATACGGTAGTACAATTCTATGATATTCATCAAACATTGATTTAACATTTCCACGGAAATATTCCAGTCCTCGATATAAATTAAATTTATCTTTAAAATTCATTTTTAATTGTCGTTCAACCGCAGTTGCTGAATTAACTTCATGAAAACATATCCATTGCGTATCACTATCATATCCTCTATAAATACGCAAAAAATGTTGTTTTTCTGACATTCCAATTTTATAAACATTTGTTCCATAAAATTCTCCTGGTTGGATTAAATAAACTATTCCAAAAAGCATATATATATATTAAGAACAAGTCAGTTTTCTAAATAGTTTTGAAATTAACTTATTGTTTAAATAGTTTAAATGGTTTCATGATGAAGTTTAACACCATCATATAATTCTTTAATTCTTTCTAAATAGCGTTCATAACTAGAACTCATATGTGAATACATGATTTCACTGGCTGGTTCATAGTCAACTCGAAATTCGCGATTTGGCGATTTGAAATCTTTATTTAAAATTTTAAACCGAATATGAAATCCATATTTTTTTCTATCCATACGAGCCATAACTTCTAATTTTGTCCCTTTTTCCAACACAATGGTACTATCAAAATTATTTGTTCCAAAATTCTTTTTTAAAAATCGCTGGTTTTCCACTGTATCTGCACCATCATAATATTTCTGAAAATTCAAATAAAAAATACAATTTCCATGATAATTTTCCAATTGAAATTTCCATTTCTCCGCTAATTCCAAAATAGAACCGGGTTTTAAAATTTGAAAGGGATAGATTTCACCTGTTTTCTCATCTTCATAATCCATTGAATTTGCTTCCCTCATATTAATTTTAAATATCCCTCTTAATGAATTTGCAGAATTTTGTTCAATTGAAAATGTCACTTTTCCATCATCAAATTCACTTTCACTTTCGCACGGTCTTTCTATCGCATAAACTTTTAATTTTGTATTTTTAGGTATTGTTATAATTTTGAAACATTCTTTGTCTAATAATGCCCCGTTTTTGATGTTATGAACTTTTATATATTTTTTTACAAATGTTTTATTGGATCGATGTAAATCCATTTCCAACTTGAAAGTCCAATTATTTGCGACATGAATTATGTCATTTTTTTTAATCACATATAACTTTTTAGATATTAATTCCTTATTATTTATATTTGACAACATTTATTATAAAATTATTATTGAACAAAATGTTTAAATGAATTTAAATCAAAAAAAAATTTAACAAGTGAATTTGTATGGGTATTATTTTTACCAAATAAGTGCCTGAAGCCATTTTTCAAATGATTCCTCACTATTTTGATAATAATAATCTGCTCCTCCACACATTCTTCCTCTGATTTCTCGTCCCATACGAATATGCGATGGAAATCCAAATCCATCTTGTGGATGAATTGTTAGACAAGCGATGACTTCATTTGATTTAATGTAATGTCCACCATCAATAAATTTATATTCCCATTTATTACTGGTAACAATTTGAGGTATTTGTATAAATTTTTTTTGTAGAGTTTCCATTTTTTTTTTTAAATTTGATTTTGAATTAGAATTGGATTATGATTAAATCAAATTTTAAGGAGATGTTAATATAATTTATGAGTTTAAAACAGTTTGTTGGCAATATATGGATTATTGAAATCCAATGAAATGAGAGCGCACCACATGGTTTTTGGTTTCATGGAATCGTAAAAAGGAATCGTAAAAAAAATTAGATTTTTTTTATTTATTTTATAAAAATTCGCAATTCTGTTGATCATTATTTATGTCTGACATTAAAAAAAAAATATATTTTTTTTGATTCATATTTTTTGATTCATTTTCATTTTCATTTTCATTTTCATTTTTATGTATTTATTAAAATATTTTTTTATATTCTTTGGGTATTGCAATCTTATTCATCTCTTGTGTACTTGGAAAACTAACAGTTTCTCCATCTAATACTACATTTTGCCCACTAAGTGATTTTGAAACCATTTTTGAAAACTTGTTAGGTTCATCTCGCATCATTCGACTGGCTTCGTGATTGAGGGGATCCATTGGATTGGGATCTAACAAAATGGTTAATAATCCCAAACAAACATATTTTAAATCCATCACGGGTTTCCAAGCTCCTGGTTTTCGTAATCCAAGACATACAGCTCCATTTAAATCAATATTAGGATGAAATATTTTATATCCTGGCATGAGACGACATTTTGGTGGTACCATTGGATAATCATTTGGTTTATCACATGGAAAGTCAATATGAAATGTGAAATGGATTCCTTTCCAAAAACCTGTTTCACTGGTGACACGGGCAACAATTGATAGATATGATTTTGGATCTGGTAAATATAATTGAATTAGGTGATTTGGTAAATGTTTAAAATCCATTTGCGTATCACGAATTACGCGTAATTCCGCTGCTGTTTTTCGTTTGGCTCCACCAATTCCCTTTTTCCCTTTTTTTCCTGTTTTGTCTTTTTTGTTTTTTTTATCCTTCTTTTTCAATTTTATACCAATCATTTTTTTATAAAAAATATGTACAGAACACAATGTTAAAAATAAAAGTTGTAAATCAATTTGGAATCAAATTATTATTTATTTCATTTTATTTTTTGATAGAAATAGTCAATTACAATTTTTTTTTGAAGTTGTTGTGGTAGGAAATCTTGTAGAATGAATAAAACAAGTTTACATTGTTTTTGTTGGTATTTTTTTCTTATAAAAGTAAATTTGTTATTTGACAATGATCCAAAATTTATTTTATCTAAATTGGTTTCAATAAATTCCAGAGTGATATTTGAATTCTTTGAAATCGTTTCCCAATTCCATGGTTTTTTAGGATTAGCTTGAATAATATCACAAGTGATATTTGGATTATACGAAATCGCATACCAATTCCATGGTTTTTTAGGATTAGCTTGAATAATATCCCAAGTGATATTGGGATTACATGAAATCCAATACCAATTCCATGACTTATCTGGATTTTGTTTGATAATGTCCCAAGTGATATTTGGATTCTGTGAAATTGCATACCAATCCCATGATTTTTTAGGATTAGATTGAATAATATCCATAGTGATATTTGGATTATATGAAATCCAATACCAATTCCATTTTTTTGTAGGATTAGCTTGAATAATATCCATAGTGATATTTGGATTCAAAGAAATATAACTATATTTCCATGGTTTTTCAGGATTAGATTGAATAATTGTCCAAGTGATAGTTGGATTACGTGAAATCTCATTCCAATTCCATTTTTTTTTGGGATATTTTAAAATAAGAAACCATAATGGATTTTTATGTTTCCATTTCTCTGGATTATTTTGTTTGTTCATTCATATGTTTTATAAAAATAAAACAATCAATCAATCAATCAAATTATTATTTCATTTATTTTGATAGAGATATTCCACCAGAATAGTTTTTAGTAGTTGTTGTGGTAGAAAATCTTGAAAAGTGAATAGAACAAATTTAAATTGTTTCTGTTGATATTTTTTTCTGACCAAAGTAAATTCGTTTTCCGATAAGCTTGAAAAATTCATTTTATCTAAATTGGCTTCAATAAATTCCAGAATGATATTTGGATTACGTGAAATTGCATACCAATTCCACGGTTTTTTAGGATTCTCTTGAATAATATCCATGGTGATATTTGGATTTTTTGAAATCATATACCATTTCCATGGTTTTTCAGGATTAGCTTGAATAATGTCCCAAGTGATATTTGGATTCCATGAAACCTCATACCAATTCCATGGTTTATCAGGATTTGCCTGAATAATGTCCCAAGTAATATTTGGATTCCGTGAAACCCCATTCCAATTCCACGGTTTTTTAGGATTCTCTTGAATAATATCCATATTAATATTTGGATTATTTGAAATTCCCATCCAATCCCATGGTTTTTCAGGATTAGATTGAATAATATCCATAGTGATATTTGGATTCTCTGAGATCGCAACCCAATCCCATGATTTTCCAGGATTAGCTTGAATAATATCCCAAGTGATAGTTGGATTATATGAAATCGCATTCCAATTCCATGGTTTTTCAGGATTTGCTTGAATAATATCCCAAGTAATATTTGGATTATATGAAATCCAAAACCAATTCCATGGTTTTTCATGATTTGCCTGAATAATGTCCCAAGTAATATTTGGATTCCGTGAAACCCCATTCCAATTCCATTTTTTTTCAGAATATTTCAAAATAAGATACCATAATGTATTTTTATGTTTCCATTTTTCGAGATCTTGTAACTTATTATCCATTCATATGTTTTATAAAAAAATAAAAAAATAAATCAATCAAATTATTAATTATTTTAATTTTTATTTTTATGTTTCACATTAATTTTCAAAAACCTCTCCCACCATGCTTACCCCCACCTTCCATATCTACCATTTGAATTCCATTATGTTTCGCTTCTTCATCATCTTCACTGCTAAATGGTGGTGGTGGTGGAAGTGTGGGTTGTTGGCGACTACGATGTTTTCCGGATTCTTCTTGGGTATCAGTTGGGTTAACAACTTGTTGTGGTGGATATATAGGTTGTTGTAGTCCAGGGTCGGCATATTGTGCCATTGGAATTTGATCAGGTGCGAACGCTTGTGATGGTTGACCCACATGGAACATATCATTTGCCTTATCACTATAAAATGGATTTACTTCTGTTGCTTCCTGTCGACTTTGATCACGTGTTTTTTCGGCCATTTGATAAAATCGATTTTGAGCGGCATTTAGATTATTACTTTCCTCACCAAGTCCATCATTAATAGTCTGGAAATGTTTGATTTCTGAATTATGTCGACCCAACGATTTTGCATAATTAGTAATGTTTTCTTTTGATCGGTCTGATTGTTTTGCCAATCGCATAGTGGTATCAAGAATCAAACCCAACGAAATAGCAATGCTGACACAAATCGCAGCACAAATTATACCAATTGATAAATTTCCATTTTCACGAACTTGATCTAAAATATCTGTGAGTGTAGATACAATTTCTGTCTCACTAATCGTTACGACAGTCAAATATTGACTAAATTGCGTCAAACGTGTTGCCATAATACGATAATTAAAATCACTATGTGTGAAATTGACGATGATACTTTCACCTGCGCCAATAGATTTCACTGTGTCCCAATCACCACTTGTAATTGGTGGATCACTTAAATCATTTGTGGTAAATGGATTTTCATTACTGATATCAGAAGTATCCCATTCAACATCTGCAATTACGATACCGTCATCTTGAATCAATGATACTTTTCCACCAAAGAGAAAGAGTGAATTGATATTTTTCTGAATAACATCAATAATAACATCTGTAGCAGCCACACCCAAATTAAATGTATCCGCGATGGTAATCATCCATTTTTTTGCCGACGCTCCAACATAAGGACTGGTGACAATTAAACCACCTTCATTTTGAGCATCTGTAAACCAAGGACGCAAGGTGGGATCATATGATGTCTCTGTTTCATTGCCTGGATAAATACGAAACAAACTGCTGTCTGTGTAACCAACATAAGTTTGTTTCATAGATGAATAATCCTGGTAAATTGTAGGGAAAAAATTGTCTAAATGGGCACTTTCGTTGACTAAACCCATTTGTGTTTCGGTAAATTCTGTTGCAGCAGTGGTTCCAGGAAAATGAAATGTTGAATGACCAAAGGAAACTGGTGTCAACTGACGAGGATCTGTTGCCAATGGAGGTTCTGGATCAAAATAACTTGCAATGTTTCCTTGTGAATATGGTGTGTATGAATGCATATTGTTGGCGGCGTTTGCAGTGAAACTCACGGAACCTTCTGACAATCCAGTAAGTTGGATATCCAGGAGGCGAGCGCTTTCTTGACTAAGTGCCATTCCATGACGGGTTGCCTGGTCAATAGCAGTTGTCTTGGAATAGTCGCTGGCAACTGTGTTAATTATAGCACTGATCGCGATTAAAATCACGCCTGATAGTACAACCGTAATAACAATAATGGGCACAAATTTCTGACAGATATCATCTTTTAGATCTTTACTGGAATCGAGTTTTAATGATTTGGTGCACATTGTTTGTAATACGGACTGAATTAATGGGTTGAAAAATTATTATTGGCAATGTTTTTTCTTGAAAATAATCAAATTTTTTTTTACTTAGTTTTTTATTACTTGGGTTTATAACTTGGGCAGGATAGAAAAAAATTTGATTATTTTCAAGTGGAACTATAATCAATATTAATTTAAAAATACTTCTATCTTTTCAAACCACCAATCAAAGATGGAAAACGCCAACATGAAAACCATTTTATTATGTCGGTTCCAATCGACGATTGTCGTAATTAATAGTGTATTGATTGCGGTAATCATTGCATTATTAGTGTTGGATATGAATAATCTAATTGATATTATGTCGAATCATTTGAATTCTAGGGAGTTGGAAAATATTGACGCACGAACAGATATTTTTGTGAATTCTTCTTCTGAATTATTTGGAAAAATTATCAATGATGTCAAATCATTTGACGAATATGCCCAACAGGTATTTCAGAACCAACTTAAAACAGAAAATTTCTATCCAGTCTATGACGGAACAACCAGCCATCCAGTAAATCCATCTGACTATAATGACAATCAAGTGTATTATTCTAAGTTTGGATCCACTGTATACCAAAACAACGCATCAGTCGCATTAGATTATGCCAGTCCATTGTTGAAATCTTCGCAATCGTATCAAGCAGTATATTTTGGATTTAAGGACAGTTATTTTCATAATTTCCCTTTTTCCGATTTGTCAAATTTCCCAACAAGTTCATTTCAATGTGTATCCACTGGCCAAACCATTGTGGGATATGATCCAACATGTCGTCAATGGTATGATGACGCAAAGGACACTACAGAAATTGTATTTAGTGTACCTTATGTAGACGCATCTTCTGGCCAGATTATCATTACTGCTTCAAAGGCTTTTCGAGTGGATGGGGAGTTTTTGGGTGTAATTGGTTTCGATATTTCGATGGCATCGTCGGGATTTGAGGAGTTTGTGAATGATGGAACTATTTTGGAGTCAGGTTATACTTATATTTATGATTTGAATGGTAATTTGGTGTTTAGTCCTTTTCTGCCAGATCGAAATACTTTATACAGTGTGACGGAAATTGAGTTTGATGATAATGGAGAAAAAACAGAATTTCAATCTATTTTGAATTTAATGAAATCATTGGAAACTGGAAATGCAAATTATACAAAAGATGGAGAAGACTGGTATATTCGATATAGTCCTTTACCAAATACAGTGTATGGAACAGCAAAAACTGCGTCTTATAGTGAAATCGAGAAGCCAGCAGACGAATTTGCCCAAGGAATTTTAGTTGGTGAAATTGTGGGCCCAATTATTTTCGTATTGTATTTAGTCGGTTTGCTGACTTATTTTGCATATATGATTCGATTTATGGCAGGTCAAATTTCCAAAATGATGAATCGATTCACAAATTACATGAAATCAATCGCAGAACAAAAACTCGATGTGGAATTGGGAAATACAGATGAGTTTTCTAAAGATATGCGTGAATTGGCACGTAATTTTCAGAATTTAGTCTATGTTCTTCGTTTCGCTAACAATGATTATTACAAAAACAAATTTCAAGAAGCATACAATGCCTATTTGAAAATTCAAGGATTATTTAAGGAGATTGGTAATGATCATGGTGTTGGATTGGCACAAAATAATTTGGGTCATGCTGCTTCACAATTAGAGCAAATGCCAGATCACATGAAAAAGGCAAAACAATATTTTGAGGACGCAATTGAAAATGCCAAGGAGCATGTCCGAGAACATCATGAAAAAATGAAGTTGCCTCCACCAGATTTTGATAGAAAACCAGGAGAAGAATCATCTGTAATGTTTATAACTGAAGAGAAAACTCCTGATTTCCCAGTAGATGATATGGAACCTTTGGTAAGTGGTGGAGGAAAGGGTAAAAAAAATACGAATGAGAAAAAGCGTAAAAAAATGGAGGAAGAATCAAAGAAAAACGAATCACTTCGTCAATTTTATTATGTGACTTTGGCGAATCGTCTTTCGGGTTTGGGGATGTTTTATTATGATATGGGGCAATATGAAAATGCCATTATGTTTAGCAAAGAATCCATTAAATATCACAAAATGTGTGAAAATTTGTTGGGTGAAATGAAGGTATGTGGTAATATTGGACTAATTTATTTGTCGTGGAATCAGCCTGAAAAAGCAGAAGAATTGTTTATTCGAACTTACAACACCATTAGTACATTGTGTGATAACAATTCATCTATGAAAAATGAAGAGGCACTTCAGTATGCGAGTGTCAATCTCGGTGAATTTTATGTGGGAGCATCAAAATTCCAAGAGGCACAGAAATTTTTCAATTATGCGTTGACGTTGGTTGAAAACATTAAATTGAATATTCGGAACCGTTGTTTAATTGGATTATTGACGGTGTTTGAATCACCAGCATTTATAAATCTTCCAGACGCACAAGATCAAGTTACCAGGATCAAGAGAGATTTTCAACTATTTAATCGATCAAGACAAAGCATTGTGTTTGTAGTGGATGTATCAATCAGTATGGGAAACAATGATCGTATTGGAAAAATGAAAGCAGGTTTACAACTGATTATCAATGAATTCTTATCAGAAAATGATCTTGTTACGTTGATTGAATTTCACAATGAGTATGAGGTGGTTTTTGAAGATTATACAAAGAAGGAAAATGGAGCTGAAATGATGGAATGTATTAATCGAATGCGCACAAAAGGAAATACGAAATTCTTTGATGCTGTTGGTTATGCAGTGGATAAAATTCAAAAGAATGACATGGCTAACTCGGATCAATGGATTATTGCGTTGACAGATGGAGAAGATAATCGGTCATCGAAATATTATGATTATAGTCGAGGATTGAATCAGAGTTTTTTGAATAGAATTCAGAAAAATGATATTGGCTTAATTGTATTGGAAGTTGAAATGGAAACTAATACAATGCAAATTGAAATACTTACTCGTGATGATCGAACACCTGAAACTGGCAAGAGACGTTATTATATCCCAGTAAACAATGCCCGAGATATCGAACATGTTTTTAAGACGGTGGCAGGGACGATTGTGAAGGGTCATCGTAATATTGAGTCAACTTGTTAATTGTAGGGAAGATGTGTTTGTTAAGTTTGTGAATTAATTTGTAAATCAGTGTTTTTTTTTATTTTTTTTATTAATTATTAATTATTGATTTTGATTGATTGGTTGATTATGGTTATTTTTTTAGACCTATATAATAAAATAAAATAATAAAAACAATATGCCAATTAATTTATTATTATTGAGTCGTCATACTTCTTTACATGAATTAGTTCGAGTGTTAATTACAAAGTATCCAAGTTATTTTGTAATTTTGTTTGAAACAGATAATTATCAAGAGTTGGATCAATTGAAAATTATTCAAATTGTAAAATCATTTGATGAACCATTATTAATTGAAAATTCAAAATGTTTCCCTGTATTAAAAATTTTATATGAAGGTCTGTATTTTAATAATGAAAATGCTCGACACACTTTAAATTCTTTTTTACATGTTCATTTGTTGCCTGGAAATTTTGATTTTAAAGAAAATAGTAAAGGCAAACACAATTCATCTCAATTGTATTTGGGTGGAAATAAGGATAAAAGAATGACACGTAAAATATTTCACCCAAGTCCAGAACGCCTTATTGATAAAATTGTATTGATGAAATCAAATAAATATTACCGTTTTGGTGATGTTACTTACCAATGTGGTCATTATTGGAAAGAATCGATTCAATTTATTTTGAATCATCCAGAAACTTTTAAAAATACAATTTTATATAAATATCTTCATAATTTACCATCAAAAAAACATGATTATTGTGATCGTTATATTCGTATAATATCGAATTATGTAAACCAAAATAAAACCAATATAAGTCTTCCATTAGATTTTGAATTAGTGATTCATATTCGTGCTGGAGATGTAGTTGTCCATGATTGGTTTTTAAATAAAAATTATAAAAAAATAATACAAAATCATGTTCAAAAATATAAAATTCGTAAGTGTACATTTTGCATCGCATTTCACTATGGTGATTTTACCGAAAAAAATTTATGGATTTTTAATGATAAAAAACATAACGAAAACATCACAAAAATTCGGAAATTATTGGGAGACTTAATGAGTCAATTTCCAAATTTGGTGTTTGATGTTTATTCAAATAAGAATGTGGATCATGATTTTGTGTATATGATCTACAGTAATTATTTAGTGGTTGACAAAGGATATTTTGGAAAATTAATTTATGATATTCGACGTCGAATGTCTATCAATAAGCAATCATTATTGTCATTAAATAAATTTCAAATGGAAAAAGAAGTTTTATTGAGGAATAATCGAATTGGAACACATAAAAAAATACTGGAAAAAATCAGTCATCACCCAATGTCACTTATTAATCCAAAAAAAACATATCCAGATCAACAAATATGTTTTTTGACATATGGGGATCATAAATTTGCCAGATCGAAACAGCGTATTTGTAATGAAGCGAAACGATTGGGTTTATTTGATAAAATAATTATAAAATCTAAAAATGATCTTTTGGTTGAATCATCTGAATTTAAAAAAAAACTAAAAAGCAATCCTCGTTTACAGAAAATATTTGCTGCGCCTCGTGGTGGTGGATATTGGATATGGAAACCATTTGTTATATTGGAACAATTGAGAAAAATGGATGAAAATGATGTTTTGATTTATACAGATGCTGGGTGTACTGTTCCAGTTGGAAACGATGGAAAAAAACAACAAACAAAAGAAAAACTACAAGAATATATTTCTGTGGTAAATCAAAGTGAAAAAGGTGTGTTGGCATTTAAAAATCCACATATTGATCATGTTTGGACTACAGGTGATATTTTTCGATATTTTAAAACTTTTGATGATCCAAAAGTTTACAACACACGGCAATTTTCAGGTGGTCGACTTCATGTCATTCGTAAATGTAATCATTCTATGAAATTATATGAAAGATGGTGGGAAATTACACATACCAAACCAAATTTTTATACAGATAATCCTTCTTCTACGCAAAATTTCCCACGATTTGTGGAAAATCGGCATGATCAAAGTGTATTTTCAATTTTATGTAAAGTTCATGGGGTGGAGGAGGAATATAGTTGGGATAAAATACCAATTAAGGCGACACATATACATGGTTAAATGTTAAAAATTTAAAAAAAATTTTGATTTTTATTTTCATGTTTGTTTTAATTCTAACTTAAAAAAACTTAATAAAACCAATCAACACAATGGATTTTAATTCACCTAGACCTTCGCCCCAACCATCACCCCCACCATCACCGCAATCTCGACGTGTAAAACCAAAACCAATTAGTAAAATTTATAAAGAAACCATGTACAATGCAGCATATAACAATTCGATGACAGCTGGAATAATAACATTTTTAGTAAATTCAGGAATATTATTTGATATGAATGGTCGATCTGATATGTCGAAACTGGTTTATGTATCTCTCATTTTTGCCTACACTCTGGGTTCATACCTCATCGCTCAAACATGGAAATCAAATCGACATGGACTGATGCCATATCATGCGGCAATTTATTTTTGTTTGGGTGGATCAATCGGAATGTTGTCATTGACACCTTTTTTGGGACAAATGGAATTGGAAGTGGAACA